TCATCGTCAATCTTGCCGGGCATCGTGTTGCGCATGCACTGCTGCCAGATATTACACAAGCCATCCGCTATGGTGTTGGAGGTGTGCTCTAATGCCGTACACCGCTACAATTGGAGGCAATGCAGTTACCGTCCTGGCTGGCTCGCTGCAAATTGATAGCTCCATCGGACGCCGTTCTCAAGCATCGTTCACGGTGTATTCCGACACAAATACGCACTTTCAGCAGTATCAGCAAGTCGCCATTTACGATAGCAACAATGTACTTGTCTTCTCCGGCTATATCACCAATCCGCAGGCACAGAAGCCAGGATTTCAACCATCTCTGCTCCATACGATCACCTGCGCAGATCAGCACTTTCTCGCGGATAAGCGTATCATTGCCGCAAGTTATGTCAATACAACCCATGCCACAATTGCACAAAGCATCCTCAATACTATTCTTGCTCAGGAAGGCGTGACGCTCGGTGCAATTGTTGAGACGGAGACGCCGCTCGCAACGCTCTACCCAAGTACGACGCTCTACCCATCAACAACGCTCTACCCAATAGACGACCCGCCAGCCGATAGCATCCCAACCGTGACCTTTGCCTATTGCACGGTTGCGCAAGCCTTAGATGCACTCGCTACAGCAGCATCAGACTCAGGCGTTCCGTTCTACTGGGCGATTGATCAAAACAAACAGTTCTGGTTCGTGCCGTATACCTACATCACGAATAGCAACACGATAGATGGGACGCAAATTGATCAAGTCAACAATCCGCCTACGGTGCAGTGGCAAAATCCGACATATCGCAATGCGCAATATATTCTCGGTGGGACATCCCAAACACAAATCCAGACGGAGACGCGCATAGGGGATGGCAATGCAACGGCATGGCCGATGAGCTATGACCTGGCGCATACCCCAACGATTTCAGTCAATGGCGTGAGTAAATCAGTTGGTATCAAGGGGGTAGACACGGGCAAGGATTTCTATTGGAATGCAGGAGACCCCACCATCTCACAAGATAGCACTGGCACGAAACTCACGAGCAGCCAAACGCTCTCAGTCACCTATATTGGAGAGTTCCCGACCGTCGTTACCTCGCGAAATGATGCACAGATCAGCTATGAGAAAACTAGCGATGGCTCGACCGGCATCATTGAGCACGTCGAGACGGATGCAACGATCACCAGCCTCTCAGGCGGCTATGCCAAGGCGTCACAGTTGCTCACACGCTACGGGCAGCAAGGCATACAGGCACAATTCACGATGCTGCAAACTGGCTATGCGCCAGGTCAACTCGTTCCGGTCAACTTGCCTGATTTCGGATTGAACAATACAAGTATGCTGATCGAGACGGTGAGCGCATCAGATCAGCAAGATGGCTTCAATATATGGTACACAATCAATGCAATCAGGGGGCCATATGATGTTAATTGGGTTTCATTCTTCAAAGAAATATTAGGCTCTCAGCAAAACTCAACCAACATCAATGTCGGAGTATCGCAATCCCTTGCGTTGGTGCAATCCTTTAGCGGCGGTGTGACGCTCTCGGCAGTGCTTACCGCGAGTACCTATAGCTGCCCATTACCGAGTACAACTCTTTTCCCATCGACTTCTCTTTTTCCCTGCTAGGAGGAAAATATGTTAGAACAATCTACCGCTACCTTCCCATTCATGGGGAAGCTTATTGTTCTTTTTCATATTGCACGAAGGACAAGACAATACAACAAAGTTCACATCATGGCGAGGACTATACTCTGTGCGACTCAAGGGGACTGTATGCTCAAGATGAAAGATATACCGACTATTGCGCTTCTCAAACTTGGCAAAGCCACAAGCGGCATAATAGCAGCGATAGTTCTGTGCTTGCAATTTGGCCTGTATCTGCTTAGGAGTAAGCGTCCCCTCTACAGCTTTCTTCTTTGCATTTCTTTTATGCTGAAGAGTACGCCTTACCTCTCTCCCATGCTCAGATTGAGCATATTGTCTATAATGTTCACGGACGTAATCTTGATGTCGTTCGTTAGATTGTCTGTTCTGTTCTCTCCTACTCTCTCGGTGAGTCTCACGGAACTTCTTGTCTCGTTCAAGAAAAACTTCTCTATTGGCTTTGCGGTACTGTTTACGCCTTTCATTTACCTCTGCTTGGTTATCCTTTATATGTTGCTTGATGCAATCTCTGCAATAGGATTGAAGCTCATCATTGCGATTTTTATTATGCGAGAAGTTAGCAAGAGGCAGATTTTCTCTACACTTCCGACATTGCTTATATCCTTGTGGGGCTTCATATTTGTTTGGATGTTTGGCAAGCCATTCAGTATGACAGCACGCTTTGCAGTAGCTATACCAGCCACTTTTATCATTCTTGCTTCTGCTGAAAAATTCAGAAGTCGTGGGAAGCAATTCCTTGCATTTAGCACAGTACTTGCGCGGGGTATCATCTGGGGGTATATTGGTCATACAGCAGAACCTCCAATTCTGTTGTCACGCTCTGGGGTGTTTCAGCACCGCCAGGGCATCACATTATTTCCCCCATTATACCACAAAGCCACTTCCCAAGCAACTTTAGGAGGTGAAATTTGAGCGCAATCACGATCACAACAGCCGGGCGCAACCTCTTGCGAGATGGAGAGTCAGGAGCGCAAAACCCAAAGATCACCTATGTCGCACTGGGAACCGATAGTACCGCGCCCGACGTAGGGCAAACCGCGCTTATTGCGGAGGTTTTCCGCAAGGCTGTGACGAGCTACACCAATGGAGGCACGGGCGAAATACTCATCAATATGTATTTAAGTCCAAGTGATTTAGTAGGCATCAGCGTGCAGGAAGTAGGCTTTTTCGCTGGGAATGCAACGAAGACGGCAAACAGTGGCACACTCCTTGCAAGGGGTCTCTATGCCCATACGAAGACAGGCGTAGAGAGTATTCAATTTCAACTGGACTTTCAAATCACCTAAAAGGAGGACAATATGGCAGGATACACGGTCACAGGGCCATTCACCGCAGGAAGTGCGCCCGGCCTATCAGCGGCCTATAACAATGCAATAGAGGCCTTCATCCAACAATTAGAAGGAGATATCGGGGCCGTCGTACTCAATGGCGCAACATCGGGAACGGCTACACTCTACCAGGTGTTGCAAGGCACTCACAAAAAAGTCGTCATCATCCTGAACAACTTCAAGAATATCGGCGGCTCAACGCAAACTATCACCTTCCCAACTGCATTTACAGCAGGTTGTCAAATCAGGACGACGGCCATGTTTCAGATTGAGCTCAGAGTGACTGGGGCAGCACAAAACATTGATGTGCTCACGACTCTGGGGGCTGCTGGTGGCACTGTCACAACGCAAACGAATATAGCCGCTCACTCTCTGGGTGTATGCATGGCGGCAGTTGATACCATCGGCTTTAAGAGTGGCGGTAGTACTGGCCAGAATGGCGTGATCATTCTCGAAGGCGTTTAGCCTGGCATGTTCACGAACATGAGCACGCACACCGCAACGAAAGCACAGCCACCAACGATCACTAATGGAATGGCGATCGCATAAAATACTGGAAGAAGCTTTTTCATGAAGAAAGTATAACAGATGAGCACAACCCTAACTGCGCAAACCGTGGCGTTTATCATGGCACCGGACAACCTTTCAAGAGACCTCATCTTTGAGGATAGCGGGGTGCAGACTGCCATAGGGTTCAGTCTTGGCCAGAATGTGCTCATTGGGCGCCAGCAGTACGCGAGCTTTTCGGGTGGGTTGCTGCCGCAGGTCGCCTTTACGCTGACATTCCTGGTGACGGCAACGGATGCCGCCGCCATCGTTGCAGGGATACCGGCATTGAAAACACGCATGGCTAATGTGCAGGCGGGCTTTACCGATATTGTGACCTGGGGTACGCCATTTATCTATAACTAAGGGAGTATAGCGTATGCAATCGATACTGACGATCTTCTATCTTGTGTGGCTAGTTACGGTACTCATCTTATTAGGGCTGATCTATCGCAGTACGACGCGCTATATCCGTGAGATGGAAAGGACAATGATTGCCAGTCGGGCTATCTCAGCAGAGGCGGCGCTCAAATCAGCAGAGGCAGCGACAAAACTTGCCGCGATGTTGGAAAAGGAACTTCATGCCTGATTTTAATGCATTTCTGCCCTTGCTCAGTATTGCCATTGCGATTTGTGTAGCAATTGGAGTCGCAATAGCGTTTCTCGGCAATAAGAACCGGGGGCTTTCTGAGGTGCAAGCTAGCACGATTACCGCTCTACAGGCGCAAAATACGGCACAAGAGCAACAACTTAAGGTGCTAGAAAAGAAGATCGTCCATCTCAACCGCGTGGTTTTGACCATTGAATATGCATTGAAGCGGCGTGGGCTGCGCATTGAGGTTGATGACGAGTCCATCACGCTGATTGATGAGCATACTAAGGCACACCAGACGATGCAGATACGCGTGATGGATACGGTGCCTGAAGACAACAAACCCGCATAAGGAGGAAGGAAAGAAACAATGGCAAACTATCTCGCACAAGCGATCTACCTGTTAGCTTCTATTGCCACATCCGGGGCCACACAAAACAGTGGCGATCTCCCGATTGGACTGTTTAGCGAGCTGAGCATAGATATCACTACCACGGCGCAATCAGGGACGAACCCGACCATTCAATACTTCTGGGAGCGCAAAGGCGCAGATGGTATTTATTATGTTCTTTGGCAGTCAGCCATCTTAACGACTGCAACCAACACACTATCAACCAGTATCGGTGCTGGCATGGCTTATAACCAATCGATCGGATTAACAGGACGACTCAGGTGGGTAGTTGGCGGCACAGCGACCCCAACATTTACGCACAGTCTCAACATCTACGGGAAATGAGGTGAATGATGCCAGCACCAACAACAACAGGAGGTTCCATGGGTTATCCAACAAGCGTCGATAGTGGGCAAGTTCCGCCTGAAATAATCGCAGCAGAAGCGATAGCCGTGGCCGGAGTGATCACGGCCACTATTACCGCAAACGCGGTCTATCTCTATGGATTTGAACTCGCTGCTAATGTGTCCATTGCTTCTGTGCGATGGCGCATGGGTGCAACTACCACGGGACATACAAACATGGGAATTTATACCTACGCGGGCAATCTTGTCAGTGGAAGTGATACAGGCTCGCAAGTAAACACCCTGAGCGCCTTGAACTCATTCTCCTATGCAACGCCTATTCCCCTGAGTCCTGGTCAGTACTTCCTTGCTCTGGCCTGTGATAACAGCACGGACACCTATCTTGCTCTCTCAGGTGCAACGACATTCAGTGAGTCAATGACCAGACACCGGGTAGCTGCAAACGCATTGGCTGCGGGAGCCTTGCCTCTCACAACAGGAGCGATATCAGCAACCGTCAAAGAGCTTGCCGTTGCCGCTATCCCTGTCGGGGGATTAGTCTAAAAGAGGAATAATGCATCATATGAAAGGAGCATTTCTATGGCAGGACTTACGACACAGGCACAAAACAACTCACTTGACAAGAAAGGACAATGACAATGTACAAATCAGTTACACGCGATGTTCTGGTTCTACCTAGTGGCTCACACGGATATTCTTCGGGATATTCTTCGGGGTTTTTAGACGTTGGCGGCTTGGTGGAATTAGGTATTAACTTTATCCCTGATGGTTCGGTATTAGAATTTACTGTTATAGATGGTAATACAAATGGTGCGACATCATTTACGCTTGATGCAACAGCCTATGTCAGTGTTGGCGTAGGTTTCCCAGCACCTTATAACTTTTCGTTTGGAGATCGTATTCAGGTGAATGTGAATAATCCTGGAGGCGGAACTCCAAGCTTTAGTCTATCTATAAAGGGGAAGTAAGATGTCAGGTTTAACAAAAGCAGCACAAGATAACATTCTTGGTCTGATGAAGGGAACGAACTGGCCTGCTGGCACCGGTGGTTGGGGATTGACGGCTCCAGCGACGACGTATGTTGGATTGTTCACGACAAATCCAAGTACGGATGCAACGGTCTCATTTACTGGCACTGAGGTTACAGGAGGCTCTTATGCAAGGGTCGCTGTTACCTCAGCATCGGGGTGGACAGCCCTGGCTACCATTGGCACATCATCAGAGACGCATAACAATGCCATTATCACGTTTCCCACACCGACGGTCTCTTGGGGCACAGTCATAGGGGTTGGTATCTTTGATGCATCAACGGCAGGTAACTTGCTGTGGTGGAATAGCATTACCTCCCAGTCAATAGGAATTGGGGTTGTGGCATCTTTTGCGATTGCTGCTTTAGTTTTAACTTGCGACTAGTAAAAAAAAGGAGATACACTCATGCCTGTTGGAAGTACCCCGCGTGATAGCGGCAATATCCCTCTCGGATGTGTGCTTGTCCCAGGTGACAGCACACCACAAGCGTTGCAGGGCGGTGCGGAATTTACTGATGCAAATAGTAACATTTCCGCCCCTGTCAGGGCAGAACTTACACCGAATACCAAGACAACCTATGTGGCTTCTGGTACGGTCGTTCCTGTGACAGGTGCCACAGACCTTGTGACCATCATCGGGTCGGCAACGAAGCTCGTTAAACTTCTTCGTGTTGTTTTCTCAGGGACTATCGTGACAGCCGCTATCAACGGCTCAGTGTCGATTGTGAAGCGTAGTACGGCAGATACTGCCGGAACCAGTACGGCACCCACTATTATCCCACTCGATAGTAACAATGCTGCGGCTACAGCTGTCCTGGCGGCTTATACGGCTAATCCCACACTAGGGAATACCGTTGGGACGGTATGGCAGGCGAAATACCTTTATCCCATTGCGGCTTCCGGTAGCCCAGGTGTCTTGATTATCGACTTCTCACAGTTGGGCCAGATGGGTACATTGCGTGGTGTGGCTCAGCAACTAGCTCTCAACCTGAACGCGGTGGCCTTTGCCTCAGCGGGATCAGTGGATTACTCATTCGTCTTCTCTGAGGAGTAAAGGCTAGGCTATGGCTATCACACTCGACTCAGCCAACAATGGAGCAGCAAGCAGCGTCAATGTAGCGTCGATTACCTGGACGCATACCGTTGGGGCGGGCTATGGCACAATCCTACTTGTAGAAGTAGCGACCGGCTCGGCTGTTTCGAGTGTGACCTATGCGGGCGCGACTATGTCGCTGCTGGCAACATCAAACAATCTCAGACTGTTTTACTTGCTTTTGCCTGCGACGGGTACAAACAGTATAGTTGTCACCATTTCGCCTACTGGTAAAATTGATGGGTGTTCTACCAGTTACTTTGGCGTCGATTCGTTTGGCACACCCATCACCAATACTGGCAGTGGTACGGCGCTCACCAATACGCTTGTGACGACCTCAACAAATCAGGAGGTCATTGATCTTGTCGAAAGCGAGACCAGCTCGACGTTTACGCCCACAGCAGGCCAAACAAGAGAGGCGTCACAAAACGGAGCGAGTACGCGTTCACAGGCATTCGGTGATATTCCTGCTTCGGGCGGGAGTATGGTGCTCACCTGGACGGTATCAACAACGGGAACATGGAACCAGATTTCGGTCGCTATGAACCCTGCTTCGATTATAAAGCCGCGCTATGTTCCGCGTGGCATTGGCTCAACGATTATCCCCGACCCGGTGAGCCAGCCGCTTCCCTATATTGAGCGTGGCATCCTCTCCACGATTGTCTACGAGAAGCGCATCTTCGTTCCGCGTGCGCTCGGGGGCGTCTACATCCCCGATGACCCTGCAAACCTATGGGTGCCACGTGCATTTGGCAGTACCACGCAAATCCCGGCAGCGGTCGCACTCACCTCCACGATCGCGGGGGCTGGCACGCTCACCGGCACACTCTCACTCACCACGGCACTCACCTCCACGATCGCGGGGGCTGGCACGCTCTCAGGCACGTTGAGCGCAAATCTAGCTCTAGGCATCACCATGTCAGGGAAAGGGCAGGTGTATGGGGTAATCCCAACAACGTTCTATATAAGCGGTTCTGTTGGTTCGAGTGGGAATGGCAGGAGTTGGGCCACGGCATGGAAAACGTTCACGGATATCGTCTGGGCAAACGTACATCCTGGGGATACGATTGAAGTCGATGGTGGTGCAAGCGGTATCACCTATACGACTGAAATGACCGTGGGAACGGATGGCATAGCGCCCTGGCCCATTACGGTCAAAGCAAGTACGGCGTCAGGGCATAATGGGGGTGTGACGCAATGGGGCGGCCGCCTTGATCAATTGCCTTATAGTGGGCATCCGGCTGCTACCTGGACAGAAACAGCGACGGTAAGCACCCTCATCAACTTCGGGGCGCATAGTTGCATTATTGTGGATGGCTCTCAATGGAACGGCTGGCATATCTATGGTAGCAAGTACGACGCTGTTGCTATGGATACCACGTCATCCAATAATACGATGCGCCATATGGAAATCAATGATTGCGGCTCAGCTATCATTGATGGCCCGACAAATACCTATTACACAGACCGTTGTGGCATCAGACCACAGGGAAGTTATCATCTGGTAGAATACTGCAACATCCATGATAACGGACAGGATGCGCTACAGAGCGGTGAGACTCCGCCGCATCTCACGGTACGTTGGTGCTGGCTACACTTCGCACGTGAGAACCCTGACTACCCTGGGCGCGCATTTAACTGTCAGCGACTTGATACTGGCGTGGGGCAGCACCAGGACGGGTTTCAGACATTCGGTACAACGAATACGAATGACTCAGTTACTTTCACAGATGTCCTCTTTGGCCCTGGGCTTGTGCAAGGTGTTATCACCCAGGGAGTGGTGCTGAACTACACCGTTCAGCAATGTCTGTTCCTGTCTACTCCTGACGGGATACATCTCTACACGCCCAATTCAGGTAGTAACAATTACCTGGTAGATCATTGCACTTTCTTCCAGGTACCAGCAACGGCTACTGGCGAGTTACTGTTCTATGGCTCAAACAATACCGTCACCAATTGTATTGTGATGGGCGGGCGCGTCGAGTTTGACCAGGCGATTACCGCCAGTGGGAACGTACAATATCAGTGCTACTCTCAGAGCTACATGACCAGCTTGACGCAGCTTGATGGAACGACAACGAATCCGCTATTTGTCACTGATTACACGACATTTAATAGCCCGCCTCTCTTCTCACAACTAGAAGCTGCTGACTTTACACCGACTGCGGGCGCAGCCATCGGTGTTGGCGCTACCGACTTTACCAGCGTGAGAAGTTTTCTAAAATTGGTCGGGGGAGCAACCGGCTCGGCTGTGAGCCAACCACTCCCGTACATCGGACGAGCGCTCGGCTCCACGATTATCTACGAAAATCGCACCTTTATCCCGCGTGCGCTCGGCAGCACCTATATTCCTGATACGATATTGCCGGTGCCGCGAGCACTTCTTAGTACGATACAAGCAACGGTTGGGCTTGGATGCACACTTGCCGGGGTGGGAACACTCACCGGGACACTTTCGGCAAATCTCACGCTTCCCGCTGTCACCATACCAGGAATAGGGACGCTCACCGGCACCCTCTCCACAACTGGTGGGGTCTCGCTCTCGGTGACGATGGTAGGAGTTGGCACCCTCTCCGGCACAATGCAACTTGCGACCGCGCTCTCAACTACATTAGTAGGGGTAGGGACACTTACCGGGACGCTCACCGAGAAGACCGCGCTCTCGGTGACGATGGCAGGCGTTGGCACGCTTGCCCCAACCCTGAGTGCAAATCTCACGCTGCCAGGCGAGACGATGGTAGGGGTTGGCACATTGGCCGGGACAATGACGCTTTCCACTGTGCTGACCAGCACGATTGTTGGCATCGGCACCATTTCAGGGGTGTATTCGCTCCGGGTCGCATTGTTCCTCACATGCGCAGGAATAGGCACGATTTCCGGTACGGTGACTATCCCGATACTCACCCATATCACGATAGTCTGGATGACCCGCGATCTGAAAGCGACGTGGATAAC